ATTTGTTTCATATAATATACAGTGGTAAACTTAAAGAAACAAATAAACGAATAATCATTACTACATGGCAGTCTATCTATAAACTCGGGCCTAAATGGTTTGAAGATTTTGGTTGCATATTTGGAGATGAAGTTCACGGCTTTAAATCTAAATCATTATCATCTATTATGAACAAATCATACAACGCTGATTATAGATTTGGTACTACAGGCACATTAGATGGAACACAGGTACATAAGTTAGTTTTAGAAGGCCTGTTTGGTCCAGTGCACAGAGTGACCACTACATCCACCTTACAAGAGAAGAACCAACTAGCTAGTTTAGATATAGATATTATTCTTTTGGAACATTTGAAAGAAGATGCGGATAGATTATACGGGTGCACGTATCAGGAAGAAATTGATTTCTTAGTGGGAAATAAAAAACGCAACAACTTCATTAGAAATCTTGCTTTGTCTCTTGATGGCAATACACTTGTACTTTTTAATTTAGTAGATAAACACGGTAAAGTTTTAAGAGATTTAGTTGAGGATAAAATAGATGAAGGAAGAAAACTGTTCTATGTGTCAGGAGAAACAAAAACCAATGACAGAGAAGCAATTCGTAATATCGTTGAAACTCAGAACAATTCAATTGTTATTGCTAGTCTTGGTACCTTTTCTACTGGTATCAATATTAAAAACATTCACAATATTGTTTTCGCATCTCCCAGTAAATCACAAATCAGAGTGTTACAGTCTATTGGTAGAGGTCTACGATTGTCAGATGATGGAAGAACAACGAAGCTTTACGACTTGGCAGATGATTTAAGATCAAAGGGCAAACCTAATTTTACTTTGCGACATAGTGCAGAAAGAATTAAGATATATAATAGTGAAAAGTTTAAACATAAGTTAACTAGGTTAAAACTATAATGGATAATCAAAAAGACTTAGCACAGTTTAAATTAACTAACGGCAGCGAGATTGTCTGTGAGGTTATGGAGTGGCCTGATGAAGGTTCCAATCAATTGATTATTCGTAATGCTATGACTATTGTTAATTATGAATATGATGGTGGTGATCGAGCATATGCATTTAGAGCATGGATCCATTTCTTAGAAGATGATAAAGATTATGTGATGATGAACAGTGATCATGTTATAACAATGAATCGGCCTACTGGATATCTAGTTGATCAATATAATATTGCATTAAAAGAATCTGCTATAGTCACTAAAAATAGATTAGAAGAGTATGAAAAATATAAATTAAATGGTCTTAAACAACTATCTGAATCTTTAAAACAATTGTTTGGATTAAAAGACTCTGAAAATATAAATCAACGTATTGATTCTGATAAACCGGCATCCAACATTATTAAATTCCCTACAGATGATACTGTCCATTAATTAAGTATATTCTATTCTTTCCCCGGCGAGTTAAGCTCTAGTATAACACAAAAACATTATGTTTGTCAAGCGTTGACAAAATATTTTTTTTAGTGTATAATGAATGAAATATTATGAGGTATACCTATGAAACCTAAAGATAAACCACACTACGTTAACAATGCTGAATTTTCTCAAGCGGTGGTTGATTATGTTACAACTGCGCTTGAAGCAAAAGAAAAACAAGAAATAAAACCTGTCGTAACAGATTATATTGCAAGATGTTTCTTAAAAATTGCAGAGGGTTTGTCGCACAAGGCAAACTTTGTGCGGTATACTTACAGAGAAGAGATGGTGATGGACGCAGTTGAGAACTGTTTGAAAGCAATTGAGAATTATAATCTGGAGACGGCTACACGTACAGGGAAACCCAATGCATTCGCTTACTTCACTCAGATCTCTTGGTACGCCTTCCTGAGACGTATTGAAAAGGAAAAGAAACAACAAGACATTAAATTAAAATACTTGTCAGAGTCAGGAATAGAATTACTTGTCGCTGAAGAAATTGATAATGATCATGCCTCTAGACAGACTCAGGCCTTTGTTGATGATCTCAGAGAACGCATTGATTATGTTAAGGAAAAAGATAAAACAGTTAAAGAATTTGCTAAGAGTCAAAAAATAAAAAAGAAAAGAACTCGTCATGTGGACTCAGATCTTACGGGGTTTATGAAATGAAAGTAGCAATTTTAAATGATACTCATGCAGGCATTAGAAATAGTTCAGAAATTTTTATGAATTATCAAGAAAGATTTTATTTAGAAATATTTTTTCCATATTTAGAGGAACACGGTATAAATAAAATTCTCCATTTAGGTGATTATTATGAAAACCGTACTTCAATTAACTTCAAGGCACTTAACCACAATCGCCGCATATTTCTTGATCAACTTCGGGATCGTGGGATCCATATGGATATTATCCCAGGCAATCATGATGTTTACTACAAAAACACCAATCAGTTAAACTCCCTTAAAGAACTGCTTGGCCATTATATGAACGAGGTTCGTATCATTGAGAAACCTGAAGTGGTTAGCTATGATGGAATGAACGTTGCGTTAATCCCTTGGATCAATACTGAGAATGAAGAAAAGACCAAACAATTTCTTAATACCTGTAAGGCAGATGTTGTTGGTGCTCATCTAGAATTAACTGGATTTGAAATGCAGAAAGGGGTGACCTGTAATGATGGCATGTCTGCAGATGCGTTTAGACGATTTGATATGGTATTGTCTGGACACTTTCATACTAAAAGTAATCAGGGTAACATACATTATCTAGGCAGTCAGATGGAATTTTTTTGGTCGGACGCTAAAGATAGAAAATATTTTCATATTTTAGATACGGACACTAGGGAACTTTCAGCTGTGGAAAACCCTATCACATTATTCGAAAAGATTCTTTATGATGATACTAAACAGAAACAGTCTTTGATAAATGTTAACAATCTCGATAATAAGTTTATTAAAGTTATAGTAATTAACAAAACTAAACCTCAAGAGTTTGAGAAGTTTATCGACAGAATTAACATGAAGAAGATCCATGGTCTTCAGATTGCCGAAAATTTTCAAGATTTTGCAGGCAAACAGGTTGATGATGATAAAATAAACCTTGACTCTACGGACGATTTGTTGTATACTTATATCGATGCGGTAGATACAGATCTAAACAAAGAACGAATTAAGACACAAGTACGTGAATTAATGATTGAGGCGCAATCACTAGAGATAGCATGATAACATTTCATACGTTAAAATATAAAAACTTTTTAAGCACCGGCGACAATTTTACGAACCTTAATTTAGAAGAGACCGCAACCTCTCTCATTGTAGGTCAAAATGGTTCGGGTAAATCCACTATGCTTGATGCTCTTTCTTTTTCCCTCTTTGGAAAGGCACATCGTAATATCAATAAAATACAATTGATTAATAGTGTCAACAACAAAGGAACTGTTGTTGAAGTTGAGTTTACCGTCGCCGGTGCACGTTATAAAGTTGTTCGTGGTTTAAAACCGTCAGTGTTTCAGATCTGGCAAGGTGATACCATGATCAATCAAGACTCTCATGCCAAAGAATATCAAAAAATTCTAGAACAGAATATACTCAAACTAAATCACAAAACTTTTCATCAAATCGTGGTGTTAGGAAGTAGCAGTTTTATTCCTTTTATGCAACTTCCTGCATCCACGAGGCGAGAAGTTATCGAAGATCTTCTTGATATTAATGTGTTTTCTAAAATGAATACCATTTTAAAAGAAAAAACTTCTATGCTTAAAGAAGCTATATCTGGTAACAGCCATGAGTTACAATTAGTACAGACTAGAATAGACTCACAAAAGCGACATCTATGTGAGTTAACAAAAATCTCTGAGACTGCCAAGCAAGAAAAACTAGATCAAATTGCTGAAGAACAATCAGAGTTGGCCCGCCTTAACACCCAAGTAACAGAATGGGAAGACACTCTGCTGTTTGATTTACAACAGCGACAACAGAGTCTCGATAAAAAAATTAACGAGATTGGTAAGTATGTCTTTCAGTTTAACTCTAAGCAGAAAGCAACAAACAAAGAGATCGTGTTTTATGAAGACAACGAAGACTGCCCCACCTGTCAACAAACCATTGAAACCTCCTTCAGATTGGATAAGGTACAGAACGCCAAGAACAAGTGGGATGAATTGGAAGAAGCGAGACATGCCGCAGAGCATAAAATTAAAGGACTGACTGATGAGAAAGATGCTCTTCAAATTGCTATTGATGTTGAAAATAATAAACTGGATGATGTTAAAACCGTCCGTGAGAAAATCATATGGACACAAAGAAGAATTGATTCTTTACAGAGTGAGTTATCCGAACTCGAAACAGGTGTACATAGCCTGTCCGAAGCACGAGATACTCTCTCAAGTGAAGAAAGTAAAAAAAACGCTCTTACCGAAGAGCGCCTAGAACTAGCAGAACAACGTGAATACAACAATGTAATCACTGAACTCCTTAAAGATACTGGCATTAAGACTAAGATCATCAAGCAATATCTGCCTGTAATAAATCAGTTGACAAACCAGTATCTTCAAGTGTTGGACTTTTATGTCCACTTTGACCTAGACGAAGCATTCAAAGAAACAATTCGCTCGCGACATCGTGATGCGTTCTCTTATGACAGTTTCTCCGAGGGTGAAAAACAACGCATCGACTTAGCACTTCTGTTTACTTGGAGACAGGTTGCTAAGATGAAGAACAGTATCGCCACCAACCTACTGATTCTTGATGAGACTTTCGACAGTTCTCTCGATGCGGATGGGGTTGAGAATCTACTCAAGATTCTTGACACAATAGACAATGAGACCAATGTTTTTATCATTTCACACAAAGGTGAACTTCTTGATAATAAATTTGATCGTAAGATTGAGTTTATCAAGCACAAAAACTTTTCAAAGGTTGCTTGACTTTACCCGCAGAAAAGTGTATAATAAGTGTAAATTAACCCGCAGTAAAATGCAAGGAATATATTATGGAACTAACTGATAAAACTCTAGAAGTTTTAAAAAACTTTGCCTCTATCAATTCTAACATTGTGTTTAATGAAAGTAATGTAATTAAAACTATGTCTGAAGCTAGAAATGTACTTAGTGCATCTGATCTAGATGTTTCCTTTCCCAAAAGGTTTGGTATTTACGATCTCAATGAGTTTCTAAGTACGTTGACTCTTTTAGATTCTCCCAGACTTAAGTTCGAAGATAATTATGTTGTGGTTTCTGATGGTAGTGGCAGATCTAGAATTAAATATCACTATGCAGATACGGACATTTTAACAACGCCTAAAGAAGATGTTATTATGCCTGAGTCAGAAGTAAGTTTCTCTCTTGATCGAACGACTCTTATGAAAATTAAACGTGCGGCTTCAGTATTGGGTCATAATGAAGTTTCTGTATCTATTGCTAATAATGTTATGAGTTTAAATGTTATAGATAATAACGATAATACATCTAATGCGTTTTCAATTGATGTTGATGGTAAATTTCCAGAAGGTAGTAACTTCAATTTTATTTTCAACATTTCTAATCTGAAGATGGTTGACGGTGATTATGATGTTAATATATCATCTAAACTTATTTCACATTTTGTGAATAAAGAAACCAGTATTCAATACTGGGTTGCACTTGAAAAAACTAGTACTTTTGGAGTATAATTATGGAAGATAATGAATTGTTTATTGATCTGGTTAATAGAGTAACGAGAAGTACAGTTGCTGTAATTGACACAGTTGCTGGCCGTGGTGGTTTTCGAGGTGAAGAACTTGCTACCATTGGTCAACTTAGAGATCAGTGTATCGAACTGATTCAAATGGTTGAGACTCAAGATTCTAACTCTAACGAATCTGAATCCTAAGTTTTTGCGGGGGTGTGATTAGAACAGACGATGAGTTCCTCTCATCGTGGACTGGGCGGTTCAGTCACCCCGCTCCAATTTTATATAATGAGGCATGTGAATGAGAGAAGAATTTCTCTGGGTCGAAAAGTATCGACCGACTAAAATATCTGATACAATATTACCAAAACATCTTAAAGAAACATTTCAAAAACTCATAGACAAAGGCGAACTACCTAACATGCTGTTCACCGGAACTGCTGGTCTGGGTAAAACTACTGTAGCTAAATCCCTTTGTAACGAATTAGGACTTGATTATATAATGGTCAATGGTTCTGATGAGGGTAATATCGAGACTCTTCGTGGCAAAATTACAAGGTTTGCTTCGTCAGTTTCGTTGCAGGGTGGAACAAAGGTTGTCATTCTTGATGAAGCTGATTACTTGAATCCACGTTCAACACAACCCGCTCTTAGAAATTTCATTGAAGAATTTTCCGACAACTGTCGTTTTATCTTCACATGTAATTTTAAGAATCGAATCATTGAACCGTTACATTCCCGTTGCAGTGTTTATGAATTTAATACAACAAAGAAAGACATGCAACAACTTTGTGCTGATTTCTTTACTAGAGCATTAACAATTCTTGATAATGAATCTATAGATTTTATATCAAAACAGGATTTGATAGATCTGATAATGCGGTTCGCTCCAGACTGGCGGCGGGTTATTAATGAACTGCAGAGAATATCAATTGGTGGTGTCAGTACTAATGTTGTCGTAACTAGTGATAATTATGATGTCTTATTTAAGTCTCTGAAAGATAAAAACTTTAAGTCTATGAGAACTTGGGTTGCTAATAATGTAGACGTTGACACTTCTACAATTTTTAGGAACATATACGATCACATGTTTGACGTTGTTGAATCGTCTTCTATTCCACAACTAGTGTTGATTCTTGCAGACTATCAGTATAAAGCAGCTTTTGTTGCTGATCATGAATTGAACGTGGTTGCTTGTATGACTGAAATTATGGCGAACGTAGATTTTAAATAATGAGCCAAGATAATATATTATATTTTCCTAACTTAGTAGATTTGAGAATTGCACCGAAATGTGGTTGGCAGACTACGATGCAGTTTCATTATATT